ATGAATCACCTCTCTTGTTCAAAGAGGGGGTGTGTCGTCGAATATAAAGCTGCAAACATATTCCTTGAGGCGGGGTTTGAGGTGTTCATGAATATGGCACCAGACGGCCCCGCCGATTTTATTGTTTGGGATGGCCAGACAGCATACCCTATTGATACAAAGAAATTAAGCCGCTATATGAGGAAAGATGGGACTGCCTCATATTCAGGTTCAAAAGTAAATCAACACCCTAATGTGTATTACTTAGGTTGGTGTCAACACGATGGCTTCATGTGGCTATCCCACAAGGTCCCAGAAGCGTTGTTAAATGCTATTTAGGTACAATCATGCCAAACACTAAAAAGAAGCGGCTTACGGACGTTTTAACAATACGTGGCAAAACAACCACGGATTCGACAAACGACAAGAATCAGAATAAGGCAAAAGCTAACGCTGACATGTGGGATGCACCTGCAAACAAGGTTCCCCGCGATGTGTCTCCCGATATGCACGAGTATTTTTCTATGACCACAGATACTTATGCAGAGAATCCTAAACAGAAGATGACAAAGCTTGAAAAAGAAATGCGCAAGCGTCGTAAAGAAACAAGCTACCCAACACGCATCTACGACAAGTCACGACCTAATAACTGGTTATGAATGATATCCTCTCTGCGTTGAGGGGCGATTTCAAGCTGTTTCTGCAAGCACTGTGGCAGCAGCTTGATCTTCCTTCTCCGACTCGTGCTCAATATGCCATCGCTGACTACCTCCAACTAGGTCCCAAACGACTACAGATCCAAGCTTTCCGAGGAGTCGGTAAGAGCTGGATCACCGGTGCCTTTGTGTTGTGGACACTCTTCAATAACCCAGAAAAGAAGATCATGATCATCTCCGCTTCCAAAGAGCGTGCAGATAACATGTCCATCTTCCTTCAGAAGCTGATCATTGAAACCCCGTGGCTAAGTCATCTAAGACCGAAGTCGGATGATGCCCGGTGGTCTCGGATCAGCTTTGATGTCAACTGTTCTCCTCACCAAGCACCGTCCGTTAAATCCGTGGGTATTACGGGTCAGCTAACAGGTAGCCGTGCAGACCTGATGATTCTTGATGACATCGAAGTTCCTGGTAACTCGATGACCGAGATGATGCGAGAGAAACTTCTGCAGCTTTGTACAGAAGCGGAGTCCATCCTCACACCGAAGAAGGACTCACGCATTATGTACCTTGGCACCCCACAGACTACCTTCACCATCTACCGAAAGCTAGCTGAACGTAATTATCGTCCCTTTGTCTGGCCTGCCCGTTACCCACGTAAAGACAAGCTCAGTCAATACGAAAACCTGCTAGCACCACAGATCGTCGAAGACATCGACATGGGAGCAGAGGAGTGGACACCCACTGACTCTGATCGCTTCACCAGTGATGACCTCCTGGAACGTGAAGCAGCTATGGGTCGTAGCAACTTCATGTTGCAGTTCATGCTGGATACCACGTTGAGTGATGCAGAGAAGTTTCCACTTAAGTTCTCAGACCTCATCATCACCTCTGTTAACCCAACTCAAGCACCAGATGCTGTGGTGTGGTGTAGTGATCCACGAAATATTCTTAAAGACCTACCAACAGTTGGTCTACCAGGTGATTACTTCTACAGTCCTATGCAACTGCAGGGGGAGTGGGGTCCATACACGGAAACCATCTGCTCTGTAGATCCAAGTGGTCGTGGCTCTGATGAAACAGCAGCTACCTTCATCAGTCAACGCAATGGCTTTCTGTTTGTCCATGAACTCCGTGCCTATCGTGATGGTTATAGCGATGACACATTGCTTGATATCCTTAGAGGTTGTAAGAAGTACAACGTTACTAAACTACTAATTGAAACCAACTTTGGTGATGGCATTGTGGCAGAGCTGTTCAAGAAACACCTACAACAGACCAAGCAAGCCATTGACGTAGAAGAAGTACGAGCCAATGTCCGTAAGGAAGACAGGATTATTGATGCTCTAGAACCAGTGATGAACCAACACCGACTCATCATTGATCGTGGTGTAGTCGAGTGGGATTACAACTCTAATAAAGACGCAGCACCAGAAGAACGTCTTCTCTACATGCTCTTCTACCAGATGTCTCGCATGTGTCGAGAAAAGGGAGCAGTTAAACACGATGACAGATTGGACAGCCTTGCTCAAGGTGTCAAGTACTTCACAGATGCCATGTCCATCTCTGCCTATGAGACTGTGAAACAACGTCGAATGGAAGACTGGCAGGATCTCCTGGAAACCTTCCTTGACGACCCTCAATCAGCAACAGATCACTTGGTCTTTGGCTTCTCCTTAGACCAACGAAAACAAGCAAGAGGTGGGTTTAAAGGAAGACAAATTCCTACATGGGTTTAATCGCTGAACTCCGTTCTCCTGCAATGGATCTCACGGTCCGACATGTATAAGGGGGGATGGAAGGGTGGACCGGAACCCCTTAGGGGGGAAGACCAACATCAACTGATGTTAGTCCTCCCCTTTTACTGTTAGTACTGATGTGCGATGAGAGCACATCCCGATTGTACTAATAAGACCAATCCAACCACCTCCTCACCACCTCTTTAATTGCCTGGTGCTGGATGATACAGATGGTCGATGAGTGACCAACAGATCATCATTCACCAAGTATATATAATAGAGTAGTTAGAAGAAGAATAAGACCCACTCCTAACTCACCCCTCTAATGAGTTTAGTGCCAGTAGAGAAGTGATGACCGATGAGTGGTCATCCAGTCTCTACACGCACTAACTACATATAACCACCAATCACAGTCTACCCAGTGCATCACTCCGTTCAGCTAGTACACATCACTCCTAATGCAGAAGATCTCATTGCTTACATGGCAAGAGTATCTAACCCATCTAATCAAAACAACACTGAGACCAGTGATCGTTTGATTCGGTATCTCATTCAACACCAACATTGGTCTCCATTTGAAATGGTGAACATGTGTGTGTCTATTGAGACAACAAGGTCTATTGCAGCACAGATCCTTAGACATAGATCATTCTCATTCCAAGAGTTCAGTCAACGGTATGCAGAAGTACAACTACGACCTGAACTACCAGAGATGCGTAGGCAAGATACTAAGAACCGTCAGAACAGTATTGATGACTTACCGTTGGATGTACTTCATGAAACTGATAAGCTTGTCGCTCAATCCTTTGTAACTGCCTATAGAGCCTATGATCGATTGCTTGAACTTGGTGTCGCTAAAGAATGTGCAAGAGAAGTCCTGCCTATGGCTACTCCAACAAGACTATACATGAATGGTACGGTTAGGTCTTGGTTACATTACTGTGATCTTAGAACTGGTAACGGTACTCAAAAAGAACATGCTGTTATTGCTGGACAGATTCAAGATCTTCTCTATGAATACCTTCCCAACGTATGTGATGCAATGTGGAACAAGAACTTAAGTTAGAAGAATTTAGAACCTTGTACAGGTACTATCGACGGTATATTCGTGTCTTTGATTACTTGTTGCTTGGATTCTTGGTGTGGATTGAAAGTAAAGTCATTATTCAACGAGTCTCTAATACGGTAGATCAGGCATTAGATGAGTATGTCGTACTACCAATGCCTGATATGGTGACTCCTATCTACACAGAAAAGCCGTCAGCCACTTCTGCAAGCTTCCCTGAGATGCGTCTAACTGCTCCTTGGTATATTGAGTCGTCTGATGATAAACAACCGCCTTAAAGAGGCTTGTGGAGTGAGTATTCGAGAAGGTAGGCAATGAGGTTGCTTAGACTTCTTCCCTCTTTAGTGCTTCGTTGCTCTAGTTCTTGTCGTAATGACCAAGGTATGGTGACAGTTACACGGGTTGGTTTGCGTGTTAGTAGTGTTGTGAAACGAGACAAACCTTGCTCAATGCTGGGTTCTCGTGAAAATGATGGCATCAGCTCAATCCCTGGTTGAGTTGGTCACGGGTCAGGTAGTTGGCGCTACGCTGGCCCACCAAATTATACCTTAATAATTTTGACAGAAATTTCTCAAGGGTATTACGTCTGGTGAAGGGCGCAGTTACCCCCGTATGGGGTCGCATTCCTGGACATTTGGTTGCCACTAGATAGGAAATCGAGTGCTGTTGTGTATCACTACGCTACCAAACAGGCCCTACCATGCTCCGTAGGCACGGCTTATTGAGAATCGTTCTCAGCAACAGACATATATTATTTGAAAAC